TTTTCCTCGATATCTCCTGAAGCCCTTCCTCTCCATACTGATCATACAACTTCCTGAACCTATAGTAGCTATCACGGCTATATCTTACACGCCCTTGACACATTGCCAAGCTCTGTCGCAAGATTCAGTATCCCAAGCTTGTTCTTAATAACTTTTTCCGTCATCTGCAAATTCATCTTTCCTCCTATCAGAAGATATATAATAAGAAGAAGTAACAGGCATGAGGGGGCGGCATTGGGCTACCGCCCCCCATGCTGTCAGTGCTGACCGTGGATTAAGCTAGGCAGACAGCGAACACAGGTTACTTTTTTCTCACCCTCGTGGTAACACTCAAAGAAGACTCTGTTCTTGTCGGTCGTGCCGCAAACAAAACACTTTAATTCCATTTTAATTCCTCCAGTTGTTTATTGACTATCGAGTGCGTTAATCTCATCGACTATTTTCTGCGGATCCATGTTGTGCATCATAGAACCAAAGGCAATTGTCTCCATATTGATGCCCGGACAGGTGAAGCAGCCGCCGCCAAAATATTTCTCTATAACGGCCTTAGCATTCGGAGATTCTTTTATTGCAGTACCTATTACTGAGTCCTTCGTAACTTTTCCCATATATTCCCTCCATGTTAATTAAATTATCACATATATTGTGGAATAAACCAGCACAACGTGTATATGATATATATCAGGATAGTAAAATAATGAGGGAGCAGTAGTCATACTCCCCGGCCTTTTACCGGTAACTCCGCGTGTTGCCTCATGTAAAAATCTATATGAAATAGAGTCGTTGCCTCACGACGAAATCTATACGAAAGCATTTGTATTATCGCCGCGTTTTTAGTCAATGGTTGTTTAGGCGAAGCCTCAGGCGAGTTCCTGAAGCTTTTCCTGCAAACGTGTTATATTTCTTTTCAGCTCTGCAGGATTTAGAGAGCCATACTGGTATTGAAGCCTATCGCCTGTGGTACGTGAAGTAAGACCCTTTGATAAGGAGTTAAAGGCTTATCATATTTTTTAGTTATTTTAGAGCCTACCCTCGTCTTTTCTATCAATTTCATTACAGGTTGGAAAAAGACAGCCTTAGATACCCGTAAAGGTCGTTTAATACCTCAAGCTCTGTATCAGTATCATACCGAAGATACCCTGCAGCTCGTCTTACTACTGAGAGCTCGACAAAACAGTTATCGTTCTTACGGTAGTTCCTTGACCTTGTGAATGTTATTTGCTCCTCGTTACAATACCTAAACAGGTGATTGTTTATGAATTCACCGCCGTTGTCAGAATCGATTCCAAGTAGATCAAATGGCAACCGGCCTCTTATATCCCTAATCGCTTCAAATACCCATTTCTCAGCTTTACGGCCTGAGTATCTGTCCAGCAAGTACATACGTCTGTTACGTCTAACGTTTGGGTATATTCGCCTTGTGTTTGCCTGCCGTCGTGTCCTACAAGGTCTATCTCTGTAAAACCAGGCCGCTTTTCATCACACTGAGAAAATGTTCTTATCGCTATTTGCTTTTTAAGCAGGGTACCGGGTTTTGTTGTGGGGTTTACCCTTTAACTGGTATCTCTTCTTCTCTTCCGATAATAACCGGTCTATTGTCGCAGGGCTTATTTTGCAAATCTTATCCCTTGTACCACTGTCAATCACGATCTCCTTATGAGTTTCAAGTATTGGGATTACCTGTAAGCGCACGTTATATTTTCCACCCCGTAAATGTTATATTTCGCCACAAAATACGTTTGATTGTATCAAATTTGATTTGAACAGCCTTTTTACTCGATACGTGTAGTAACTCTATTCTACTGTTATGTTTTTGATAGAGTAAACCGCTGTGAAGATTTTCGGGGATAAGACGACTACCTTCACAGCTTATTTGCTTGTCATTGTCAAACCTACTTTGATCTGCCTTTCTTCAATAATTCCTAATCAACAGCTCTACCACCTTTTTCTTGTTGCTCACATGATACGTTGTTTCAACCTCCTCAATTATAAACTCCCTGTAGAGCCTCCTTATCTCATCGACATCGTTTATTGACATGATAAACATACCCTTTATCGACGATAGCAGGTCTCTTAGTTTTACGAAATCGTCTCGACAGAAAATGCTCTTGCCGTAATAATCCTCACATCCATAATATGGAGGGTCTACATAGAAAAATGTATGAGGTCTGTCGTATTTCTCGATGCACCGTTGATAAGGCATGTTCTCGATGTAAACTCTTGATAGCCGCAAGTGTATTTCAGATAACTCCTCTTCCAATCTGAGTAGGTTTATGCGGGATTTTTTTACTGTAGATACGGAGAAGTTTTGTTGGTAAACCTTACTTGCATATCCGGTCTTCAGCAGATAATAAAACCGCGCTGCGCGCTGAATGTCCGTTAGAGATTCAGAATTCTCAGCCAAAAACCTCTCAAACTCGTCCCGTGCAATCAGGATATACCTAAAATACCTGGTGAACTCGTCAATGTGATGTTTTACTACTCTGTATAGAGTCACAAGGTCATGGTTGATGTCATTTATGATTTCAACCCCTGATTCCTCTTTCTTGAACAACATCCACGCCGCGCCAGCAAATACTTCTCCATAACACTTGTGCTCCGGCATTTTGGGGATTACTTTTTTTTGCCAGTAACGATTTACCTCCCAGATACGATAAAAAACTTTGCATAGCACTCCCTCCATCAAGTTTTTATTTGATATTAACGGGATTCCATTGCTACACTATACCCACCCCTGGCCAGGGTGCGGATAGCAGCGGGTTATCCCGTCCGGTGCTTGTAACACCGTGTCTTTTGGAGGTCGTTCTCCTGCGGACTGCTGTCCGCTCTACTTTTCCATGTTACTCACTTCGTTATTCCTATGGCTATCATCTTAGACCAGTTGCTTGTACTGATCTCCATATCAGTTGCCGCTTCAGTCGCATATGCCGCTCCAATCGGATATGCGGTGTTTGATATGTTGATTATCCCAATTTTGCGGGAGATAAATGCCCCTGCCGCATTATATTTGCAATAGGTATACGTCAAAATCCCCGCATTAATCTGGCACGATACCCTCGATATTGAGTTGCCGGACGCTGTATCGTCGTGTACGGTTCTGACGGCCACGATTTCCTGTGACGTTACCGCCGTCGTTTTCATGTCGATAACGTATTTCGTTGCCGTCGTAGATGAGGTTGTACCGTCAATGTTGTGATATATCGCATAATCTGTGTATTGATAAATAACGATTCGGTTCTTTTTTCCTTCAGAGTTCGCCATGCCCATTACGTGTATCCCGCCCGCCCCGACTATCGATGATTTTACCGCTCCACCGGGTACGACTATCGGGCCTCCGATTTGGCTCGGATGCCCCCACGCACCGCATGTGCCGTCTGTCACCGGGAACGCCCTGCTAATCGCCTCACAGCCGCTCGTTACACCGCCCGAAAAACTCTCAGGACATGTTGTGTCCCACATAAAACACATGTGCCCGTCATCCTGCAGCGCACATGCGTATTGTATATCCTCAGACACGAGACCGCCAGTCACCTGTATTGATATACCGTCACCGTTATTAAAATTGCTCTCAGATTTAATCTCTTTAACGAGCGACAAAACTACCTCATCGCCGATTGTTAATTCCTCGGTGTATTTAATGTGCTGCTTTGTGAGCGACACAGTCCCCGTTGCGCGAAAAACAGATGTAATTACCCTGCCCTTGCCGTAGTGATTCTGCCCGCCTATAAAACACTGCCCAGGTTCAAAACACACACCCCACTCTGTAAGAACACCTGTAAAATCTGCGGTATAATCATACAGCCTTGCTGCAAACGGACTCTCTACCTGCTCTCGTTTTTTGCTGATTACCAACGCCTCAGTATCTGATATTGCCACGACGGGGTTGTAGATTTTCCATTCATAGCCGTCTGAAAATGGATTCCCCGTCTCGTACTCCAACGCAATGAGCGCGCTGCCAATAAACTGACCGCCCGGATTCGTTTTGTACAGCATCTCGTACCGCGAGGGCGTTCTGTGTGTCGGCTGTAGAGTGTCATCGTAAAACAGACCCGGCGGCTGCAACAATATCTGGTGTATTTTATAATAACAGGTCATCGTCAAATAGCTGTAGCCAATTGTTACGCTCTCCCCTTCTGGGATTGCCCCGCCGGATTTTACTGTTAAGATACCTTGCGGAAAATCGACGGTGTAATCACTGTCTATTGCATACCCCGTCGAACCATCCCATTTTTTTACCGTGAGTGCCTTAATGTTCTCGTTTAGTGTTACTGCCTCACCTGCTTTTGCCGTGATTGTTTTTGCTGTGGTCTGGTTGTCGGTAATTATTTTAAAATTCGTCCGTGCGCTGATACAAAACGTCAGGCCGTCAATCGGATTCCATGCCCGATTTGACCCCATCAGGCATGACCACTCATAAAACAACAATACCGTTGCACCCCAGCGGCAATCAGAACCGTCATCCTTTATATCCCAGAATTCAAAATATGTAAATTTATTCGGCAGTGACGCCGCATTCGCATTTTTGTTTTCTGAGCCCTGCATGACCAGCACGAGGCCGTCGCCATCCCGTGATATATTGGCCGTTACCGTCGGTTTTTTTGTCAGCAGCAATACCGATGCCGTCGGTTTTCTAATCCCATATTCGTAGGTGTAATATTTTATTTTATCAATGTCGTCCTCCGGCGTCAGAAACTCATCGTCATCAATAACAAGCAATATCAGGTTCAAGCCACATGCCTTTTTACCATCTATAAACCCTATGATTCGCGGCTCCTTTATCGTATAATTGTCGTCTGTAAAGACTACCACTACCTCGTCATTAACCGTAAACGCCGAGGCCGCACCCTCTAATGCCCCGTTTGACCGCTTTTGTACCTCCACGCCGCAATGATAAAATATCGGTACGGCCATTTGCGTTTTCCCTGTTTTTGCCCTTTTATCATCCAGCCACTCTACATCCGCCGTGTCATTAGACGCATCTATCTGCTTGATTTGCGCCCAGTAGACCTTTTGCTTCATGTTCGCTGTGATATCGGCCACTTCAATACGCATAATACCTCTCCGGCACTATCTTATCACTGCCCTCGCTTAACTTATACGTCACGCAGTTGTCAGATATCACATCATCATATTCCAGCTTATCTTCTGATTTCTGCTCGCCGCTGCGCTGATCACGCTGCCTGCAGGCATATTTCCTGTCCTGTATCCTATCCTTAAACGTGCTTGGCGCATTCTTATATATCAATACCCGCTTGCCTATTTCATAGTCACTAAAATCAGACAAATCAATCCAGTATTTCTGCCCCTCATACAACACCATGCCCATTAATTTATCATTTCCGATATAGCTGTCCTTCAGTTCTTGCCCCTCTCCGCCATCTGATACATTTAACGAATAGTATTCATAATCCACCAACACCCAGCGCGTTAAGTCCCCCCATGCCGATATTTCCCCTCCGGCAAGTTTTTTTATCGCCCCCTCCGTGCCGTCAGATGCGTAATCCACGCCCTCCTTATATTCCTTGCCACCTTTGCTTTTAACCTTTAAACCCCTTATATTTGTCTGTCCAAGCGAGACATAACTTGTCCGGCCAAGGTCTACCTCCTGATTTTGTATCAGGTGCTTTTCTTTCTCAACCAGACCGTACCCCTTGAATAGCCCTGACGTATAACACCTTGTCTCAAACTTCCCAATCCCTATTAACAGGGGTTTGCAATCACCCAGCGTATTCTTTATATATCCATAGACGTATATTCGTTCGCCAGGGTAAAAACATGTCTTGTTCGTCGTGAAATCCCACTCTACTGATAAATATTGATTCCTCCTCTCCGCTCTGATAATCTGTATCTTCGCCTCTTCCGTTTTAGCGCTATCGTCGGCTGTCATATCCTTAAACGTTAATGTGCCGCCCGATACCGACGCTACCGTATAATTCCCCGTGTATTTCTTTGACCCGTATAACTGCACACTGTCGCCTCTGCTTATCCCTATTGCCTCAAAATCGACTCCACATTGCACGGTCTTGTCTGTTGCGGTTATCGTCGCAGAAACCGGATTTGCCGGATACGTCAGACCCGCTTTGGTTACCCACTCCCAGACTCGTTTTAAACTGCCATCGTCAGGGATTTCCCCGCCTTCTCCGCCAAACATCCAGTCATATTTGCACGTCGATACCTCAAACCTTATCCCAACACCATCGAGACTGCATATGTTCGGCATCTTTAACTGCGTTGTCAGCGTGTTTTTTGATTTCTTGTACTCATTTGCCGTATATATCCCATCGCTGCCCATTACCATCATATGGTGCGTCTCGTAGTTTTCCCACCAGCGTACCTGCGGTATACACTCAGATATACACCCTACGTCGTTTTGCGTCGGGAAGTCCAGCGGCGATTCAGACTCATCAGTATACTCATCACACGCAGGGGTACACATCAGACAGTCTACCTCGTCTCTGTCTTCTGGCTGGAGATAGACTATTACAGGATATGACTCGTCGTCATACGAGTCCTTAATCAGCGGGACAGATACCGTTACCTCTTCTCCGTCGTCTGATTCCGACACCGAGATGCTTGTGTCAAAGAATTCTGGGCTGCATATCCCGTTTACCTGATAATTCTCAGGCTCCAAATATACCGTCAGCTCAAGACTTTTTTTTTATCAGACTTAGGCACTGAATATTTAGAATTCATTATGCTGTCTTTATCGGTGGCCTTGTAGTCATTTAGTGTTGCATATAACGTGTGGCTTCCCACTGTGTCCGTAAACGTCAACTGTCCCTTGTTATTTGTATATCCCCGCTCTGTATCGTCAGTTTTCAATTTCACGCCTTTGAGGACAGTCCTTGTACACGCATCCTTAAACACAAACGTAACCTTCCGCTCCCCTGTTTCAAACTCTACGGACAATGCCCCGAAACGCTCATCATTGTACGCGCGCACGATGTTCTTACCTTCTTCGCTGCATTCCACCTCGATCAAGTCATAGTACACCGTATATGTGGCCTTCAATACCCCAGTCGCTTTTTTGCTCAGGGTTATTGCATCATCCGACACCTTTGCCGTTACATCGTCAAAGCCCGTCCACTCGGTTGTTATATCCTCATATATTTCGTGGCTTAATGACCCCGTATCACTGTCAATAAACTCAATCTCTTCCGCTATTTCCTCAGATATGCTTGTCTCGGTCACTGTTACCGTCCCACGCATAGCGTCACATGCCGGGTTCTGCCCGCCTGGGTATATCCTGATTGTACATGTGTCGCCCGGCGTAAAAGACGAGACATTGTCGTTTTTATCGGCGTCCAGCTCAAGTTTAAACTGTGCGCCTCTTTCATTGCTAAACGTCAGTTCCAGTGTATTACTCAATATGCCACCACCATGATCTTATATGGGTCTATGCCAGGGTCTTCTACTACTATCGCGTGCCGGCGATACGGCGTGACATACGTTATCGCTCCAATAGCGACGCCTACATCGGCATCGGCAGGGTCGGGTTTTATGGTACATTGGATTGTCTTGCTGTCCTTCTTTGTAATCTCACCTAATTTATCATTCCCGTACCACTCGTATGACGTAATCGATGTGATGTATCTCTTAACCGACTGCTCCTGTGAATCGGTAAACGCCACAGCCTCGTCCTCTTCCGTCTTAGTGCCCGTTCCTTCAGATGTGATAGTCCCATCGGTCGCAGTCAGATTAACCTCTGCTTCAGGGTCGGTCAGGACGTCGAAATATACCTTCTTGCCAAACGGAAACTGCGTTTTGTCTCCGTTGAGTTCCTTCACAAGCTCAAACTCGCAATCAACGCTGCTCTTGTTTGTAAATTCTATAGTTATTGTGCTTTTGCTTGCCACAGCAGTACCTCCAATGACATCTTTACCCGCACGGGGTTTGCCTCTACTTTTACGTCAACACCCGTTATAACTCCATCTCCATAGGGTGTCTTCACGTTTATACCTTCGGGGCTTATCAGCAGAGAGTCGTATATGTGCGTTATGGCCGCTTGCTCAGGTCCGCTTCGTTCTGTCAGTTCTTTTTCAGCGCGCTTTTTGGCCGAATATGAATCTCTGATGACCTCAGCCGTGATTTCCTCTATTGTCCCACCGCTGCCTGATATTATCGTTACGGTATTATCAGTCACAGCCGTGCATACCAGCCGTTTCCCCTCCGTATAGTTCGTCACCTTCCATTTATCAAACACGGTTTGATATTTAATAGTTACCAACTTACACGCCGGTTTCGATGTGACCTTCTGGCCGTTTACTGCCACCCCTGAACAGCCCGTTATGCTTATTACGCTGATTACGGGCTTTGACAGGCTGCCCTCACCGTTTTCAATGGTTACGTCCTCTTCTACCTCCGTGATATTGCCGCTGGCGTCTTTATATGCGTAATCTGCCGATGTTTCAAACGTATAGTTCTCACGGGTATATACCTTGACAGTGGCATATTCTCCGACGCCTAATGTCGTTTTATCGGCCTCTATCGATAGGATTTCTTCCTTGCCGTATGTCACCTTCACACCGTCGGCCTGCCTCATATTCCGTTGTCTCGATAAACTGAAATTGTGCTGCAAGGCAATTACCGGCACGGAGGCTTCATATGGATAGACTACATATACGGTATCGTTTATCGCCCGCGCCACTGCCCCCGCGTCTTCGACGATTGCTCTCACTGTGTCCAGAGGGTACCCTTCTTCAGAGAATTCCTTCACTACGAAGTCTTGTATTTGCCAAATTAACTTATCAGCCCCTATTAACTCCTCTGCTATCGATGTGGCCGTTCTGTTATAAAAGGCATAATCTTTTTTTAACGCCCGCCCCTCGTAAAATTCTGCCGCAAGCGCCCGCCCCCATAACTCTACCGTATGATTACCCGCGTCTTGTTTGTATTCCTCGATGTAAAAAGAAAACTCATCGCCCTCTATTATAGTCATCTTCTCACCTGAGATTATATCCAATGACTTTAACGCCACTGTTGCTGCGGCAATGCCGCTCATTTTGTATAAATCGATATCGCAGGATATGACCTCACCGGTATAGTCTGTATCGTCTACGTAGACCTGTACGCTCTGTGACACTGACATGCCAGCGGTACCTATTGAATTTAGAAATTCTATTTCACCCTCAAAAAAGTCCTCAATAGCGGGGATTATCTCTATTTCTCCATCGAGAGCCGCGTCTATTGCGTTTATTATCACCATCTCTGCGGCAATGCCTTCCCGTATTTTGTTTATTAAATCAATCGCGCCGTCTATGCCTAAGCCATTTATAATCTCAAGCACAGCCGTGCCAATATCGCTGTGAGCTATGGAACTTATCATATTCAAACCGCCGGTTATACCATCGAGGATTGAATCTATCACGCTGAAATATGCCTCTAACGACAGGGCTGATACTATCTCGTGAGGCGTATCGAGAGACAGGCTGCCTACAAAATCTTGCCCGTTGCCCCAGCTAAACCGCGACCATGACACGCCGGACGTAATATCAACCGGCTGCACATTGACAGCCTTTCCCAAGCATGGAACACTATTCGATAACTCCAAATTAACTGGCTCAACTATCACCGTTTGCGGCGAATGGTAATCAGCCCCAAGGTAAGATGCTATACATAATGGATTTACGACATACCCGGCTGCAACCTTGTAATCATATATTGAAGATAATACTACAGGCATAACATTGACCGACATCTTTGCAAGAGTATATGTACCTTGTAAATAATCGGCCTTTAGAGTGTAACCATCTGAGATTGCTCCATGTGCACACATAAATCCAAGCTGTACAATACTGTGAAAATCGTTCCTCTCAACGGCCGTCCAGGTAGTCCAAGAATCCCCCTGATTTACTTTGCCGTAATATCTAAATACGTTCCCAACGCGTGTTAATCTTAAATAATTATATAACGTAGTACGATTGCCATTTTCAACGCTATTCATTACCCATAACCATAAAGTCTGTCCAGACGGCCCGTCCCACGTATCTCTGCCCAATAAAATCCAATCCTCACCAGCACTGGCATTGGGGTCTCTAACGGCAAGAAACGGCCTTTCGACCGAATTTGTACCTGATAATCCGACGGTTGTTATTGATACATCAACGTCAAAATCTCCAATAACATTTATGTAAACAAATGGAGCGGTGAATGAGCCGGTATACCACGCGCTAAACCCACCCGACATAACCATTGTCAGATATCCCGCGTTAGAAATGTTTACATCTATGGCTGTGGCGTTAGACGCGTTTAATACGTTCCAATCGTGTGATTTTGCGCCATCACCACCAGTCTTTATATCTTGCTGGGTCGATGCCCCAAAATAGTCAGACATGTCAGCTGATCCTTACCTTTATCCCTGCCACTGTAAACGTAACCCCATCGACTGCAGACTGCTCACTACCAAAATGAAACTCCCCGATTATCGTCTTGTTTACACTCGTATCGTCATATATCAACGCACACGGCATCGGGCCGATTGTCCCGCCAACGGCTGTCCAGTCAGCGTTGTCACAGGTCATCTGTGCTATCTTTGGCCCTGTGATTGTGCCCGATGTGTTGCTCTCGTCAGTTAGTGTCTCGTTGACTGTGATAGTTGTGTCAGTTATCGAGGCCACGGTCTTTGCGCCATTATTGCCTGATGTGCCGCTTATCGTTATGGAGTCGCCTGGCTTCAGGGCAGTTATAATAATGCCGCCCACTGTGTATGTTATCGTTTTCGAGGAGGCCGCGAAACTTATATTGCCGACTCCGGTAATCGTAATTGCCGCTAACGCGACGGCCTTGTTTGTAAGTGTCTTTGCGTCTTGTGTGTAGCCATAACCGCCTGTGAGTTCCTCCACTGTCTTAACCTGCATCGAGGCGGCCTCGTCCGAACCCGTTATGTCTTCGCTTACGGTTATCTTCGTACTCGTAATCGCAGCTATCGTATATGTGCCGGTAAACGACGACGAACCCTGAAACTTTATCTTGTTTCCCACGACAAACCCAGCGGTGTCAAACCCGCCGCCAGTGTAATTTATCGAATTGTCGGACACCTGTATAGTCATAGAAGCTGCCGATTCGGGGAATGTGTTTATTACGTTTTTCTTCTCCCCGTGTTTGTCAGGGTCAAAACTGAATCCCGAACGCATTAGGATCACTTTCAACGTGTCGGTCAAGAGATTAATGCCGCCTTCAGCAAATGCGAGTTTTGCCTTGTATGATGCTATGCTTTTAAGTGCCATTGTATGCCTCCATTTAGTCCACGTGCCAGAGTGTCTTTAGTGTATTTATGGCCGTGTGGCCTGTGCCGGCGGGTATAATATTTTTTATCCACACGGCCTTTGCCGCCGGTATTAAGCGTATCTCTAACACGTCCCCTGACGCCCATACGCCGCTCCATGCAGAGGCCGGAATGCTGAATAGCGGGACAGAAGTCCTCTTATTCAACGGTGCGTATGTGCCGTTGATCGTCCCATTTCCAAGACTTCCTTCATATAATCCCGCCGCTGAAAAGGCTGTGCCCGACGTAAACATAATCGTTATCTCATCATACGCAGCGCCCGTATTTTTCAGGACACACGCACCGACAGAGAATCCACCCGCAGCGCTTGTCTTTTGCATTACGCTCAACGACGCCTCAAGGTCTCCAAGTTCGACGGCCACACCTGCTGTCGTGTCCGCGCTGTTAAAGCTATACGGCACTTGCTCACCTAATTTCACTGTGGCCACATTGCCGCTGAAGGAAAAGCATCTTTGCGCGTAGTCGCATGTAACATCATCGGCCTGATTGTTAAATTGCAGGGTTAACAGACCCGTGTTATAATTAATACTCCCGCTTGTGATGTTTACTCCGGTAACAGCGCCGCTTCCATCGTCCACGGCCATGTACGTGTTACCGCCGATTGTGTAGTGTACCTTAAGCGTCCCCTCGTCCACCGGGGCGCTTACAAGTGAAACTGAGTAATTTGCCTCGCCCGTTCCTGCACTCTCGCCCGTTACCGCCTCATCTGCCGTCTTGACCCAGCATCTGTTTGACGTGTCCATAATGGCAAGATACCGGTTATTCGGTACATCATAATCATTGGCGGGGAAGGCTATTTGAATCATCGTTGCCCCTGCGCTCATACTTGCATGGAGCGCCCCGCCGCCCGTCCACCCCGTTGACGTATCGAGGGTAGATTTGATATCCGCGTATCCTCCCGACTTGGCATAAAACCTGTCTCCGCCGTTTGAATCGCCTACGATGGCAAAGCGCGCGTTATAGGCCGGTTCAGGAGGGGTCTCGCCGTTGCGGTTTGCCATATGTATCTTCCTGAATATCCCCGCCCCGCTTGCCCTCTGGTCTGATGTTACAGCCGGAAACACAGCATACTTGACCCCAGAGACGATTTGCGACAGCTCGTTCATCCGCCCGCCGCATGTGCCGTCGTTCGCTGCCTTGTCTGAATGATAGAATTTTATGTCTGCTGCTTGCAGCAAGGTTATACCTCCTTCAATTTTATTCGTCCGGTGTAATAATCATTCACAGAATACTGCCCTGGCGCAAGCGGCATCAGCGGCGACGCCTCGACCGCCGGGGCGTCCTCATGCCGGAGGCGTACTGTCTTTTGCTGCCCGCCTATCTCTAATAGATACACCGCACCTAATGCCGCCTCCATTTCTTTCAATGCCTCAACCTGTGCGCGAGACAACCACCCGTAACTTTCACCCGCCGTCAGGTCTATATCCATACCGGCTTGATTGCCCTGCTGAAATGTTACCGGCTCGCCGCTTACCGTTATCTCTGTTACGGCAATGACAGGCTTTGCACCGTATTCATTTTCCCAGAACAGATCATCGGGCAGGTCTAAGTTGCCGAGCTTCATTTCCCACATCCGGTACATGGAGTCATGGTAGTGGTCGCTGCGTCGGGCTTAAGGTCTGGCGGCCTTTCGGCACTGGTCACTAATTTTGGGTATTGACTTATAGCCGTCGTAGACCCAGGAAAAGGCATCATCTTGGGCCGCGGCATCAGAAGCGCCGCAAGGTTAAACTTGCTCATCGCAATAGGCTCATACGGCACAATGTTTATCCCGACGACTGCCCCGCTGTCGTTTAACGTATATGTTATTTGTATCTGCCTGTCACAATCCCATTCTTCATGCTCTGTCATGGTTTCCTCCGGTTGTTAGTATTTCATAGATAATTTATTTCGCCGTGTCTTGGTCTCAAACTCATCTATCAGGTCTTTATTCGCATAGGCCGGCAGCGTTATCCCGTTTACAGATATTTCGATTTTCCGGTATGTTTCTTTGTCGGCCATGATACCTTTGGGCGGCAGTATAAACGGCTTGCCGGGGTTTCTTACCCCGCCTAAGAGTCCTCGCGCTGCCTCCGGCGGCATGTATCTCAGTTGATGAAGGAAATCCACTCCAAGCCTCGACACCGTGCGATTGTCTACCACATATTCTCCCATCGTCAACATCGCCGGTACGCTGTCATATGTTCCCCATCCCGGCAGATGACCGCTTACGCGCGGATACACCAGGCCGCCGCTGTTGTAGCCCTGCTTTTTTACTTCATTCACCGTTATTGTCACGGTTTTGTCTTTTATCCCCGTGTAGTCCTTGAGTATCCCTTCCAGACCGGTTGACTGAAACTCTATTGTCGTTTTCTTGTCGCTGGTTAGCTTTTTCAGCTCTTCGTTGAATTTAGTCAGACTCTCCCCTACCACACTAAGGGAGTTCTTCAGCTGCTCTGCAAGGTCGGCATAACTCTTCCTTGCCTTTTCAGCCTCATCCCGCTGCTTCCCCGTTATGTACTCTAACATTGAACCGGCTGATGTGGCTGCCGCAACCATCGAGTTGAACTTACCCTCGTCGCCCTTGTACGCCTTGCCAAGTTCAATATACAAACTCTGGGCATCCTGCGCCAGTTTCTTCGCCTGGTCATAATCACCCTGCTGGAGCGCCCGTTTTGCCGCACTCATCTTCTGGTCAGCCTCACTTGCTTTATCCTTTAACTGTTCTTCTTCTGTCATGCGGCTGCGCTTCAGGTCTCGTATCTTGTCTATGTTCGACTGCCGCAGATTTTTTAATTCATTATCCAGGCTTTTTACCTGGTCGGCGTATTGCTTTTCCTTACTCAATACTTCGTTCAGGGCTGCGGTTAATGCCTTTTTTGACTCCTCTGCTACCTTGATTTTCTCCTGCAATACCTTCCCCTGCGCCTGCTTGATTACCTCCGCCACTTGTTTTTCCTTTTTACCCAGCTCTTCCAATCCCGCCTTATACTTGTCTAATCCCGCTATTCGCTCATTGAAGTTCGCCGTTATCGCGGTCGTCAGGGTCTTGTAGTACGATACGTCCTCTTTGATTGTCGCCGATTGCTGGTCTCTGCTTTTCATGCCCGACGCCTCTATCATTTTCAATCTCAACTCGTGTTCTTCCTTTAATATATCAACTTTCTTTTGTCCAACCTGTGCCGCTTCGGTCTCCTTTTTCAACGCCTCATCCACCGACTTCAAGATGATTTCCTGTGCCTTTACCGCTGCCTTCGCCTTTGCCTCGGCAGCATCCTTGTGCAGTTTTTTGAACTGTTCGGCATAATCTCTATCTATTTTGTTAAGTTCTTCCTGATACTTATAGTACTCTGCCGCCCGCGCCTCAGGGCTTAAGGATGATTTATCTTTTTGATTATACTTGTCTGTCTCTGCCTTTCTTTTGGTCTGATATTGGTTCTCCAAATCCTCAGTTTGCTTCTTAATCTCTTTGTCAACGTCCTCATAGTATTTGGCCGCTGCCTTTGCCGATTCGCCTATGTTTTTCATCTCCTCTGCCCGCAGCGCCGACAATCTCTTTTCCCCCACCATCAATGCCTCGATTCCCTTGATCCTGGCCTCGTGGTTATCCTGTGCCTTTTTTGTTGCCTCTTCATATCTCTTTGCCAAGCCCTCGACTTGTTTCGCTAAATCTACTGTCTCATTCCTCGTCTTGTCGTTAGCGGGCAGTTTTATTTCAAGCTCCCGCTTGCCGAACATCGAGTTCCAGTTTTCCTCGAACTGTTTTCTTGCCGCATCTATGTTGTTTTTAAAGTTGTTTTTAAAATTCTGAGGATTGAATATGGCCTCAAGCGCCTTTTTAAATCCCTTAAAGTCCAAAGTAACCAATGCCCTTAACGCATCGAAAAGAGGTGTTACCATGCCTGCTACAAATGCTGCAGCTACCCCTATCCCCTTGATGTAGACTACTACATATTTTAACCCCTCAATCCACATCTCCATCGCTTTCCCGAACAGTAAAAACGCCGGTGTCAGCGACTCCCCTATTCTCGATGACAGGTCGGTTATCTGATTAGTCAGGCGGGCCTTTGCACCTGTAAGGGTGTCTGCCGCCACTTTCGCATTTCCGATTTGCCCCTCGGTCTCTTTCATTATGCCTAGGTATTCCGCCTGCCGCTTTTCGGCAAGGGTTAAATCGTCCACACTTTTCTTGATGCTTGCCGCGTATTCTTTCCACATCACACTGACGTTTTTTGTTACACCGGCGTTATCGACAAGTACAGAGTTTTCATTTTTGATGCCCTCTGTCGATGATATTACCGCCTCGGACATAGTCAGATGTGACTGCCGGTTGAACGCGGCGGCGTCTTTCAGGCGAGTTAACATTTGCACCGCCTGATTTAACGAAAACCCCCTTGACAGTAAATTCTGTAATGCCTGAGATGAGGCTTGAACGCTGATAAGACCGTCTTTAGACAGATTCAGCGCCGCGTCCATGCTCTTGCCTATGCCAGCGCCGGAATATCGCGCTACTGCCGCAAGCCCCGTCATAGCGCTTTGCAGCTTCTCGAAATCGGAGATAGTGCTTGTGACAAATTGCTTAAGTGCGGCAAGGCTTGCTATCCCCGCTACCGCGCTGACCATTGACCCCAGTGACGCGCTGAAACCGGTGACGCTGGCCGTCTGACTGCTTGCGGCAGAGCCGATTGAATTCACCCCCGCCGCCGCGCCGCCTGCGTCTTTGCTCAACTGTTGGTACAAGGCTGCAACGCGCTGTGACTTGGCCTGCTCTGCCTTGATTATGTCCCCCGCTGAGGCCGTGCCGCTGCTCTTTATCTTGTCGTATGCCTTTTGCGCCTCTACCATTTGCTGCCTGATAGACTGCTCAGACTCGATGCCTAATTTCTTGTATGCGTCGTTGATCGAACCGGCGCTCTTAGATATGCCCTCCATCTCGTTTTTCAGGTTTTTTATACCCGTGACCGCACCGGAGGCGTCCGTAGTTATTATCAGTTTTACTTCGCTATTTGCTGCCATTTAGTCTCTCCACAAGGACATGCTCAAACGCCCGGAGCAGCCGAAAAAACATCTCACTAAGCTCAACTCTCAGCGCCCTCGCGGTCTCCATCACCACGTTCCAGTCCATGCCCGCCACGCCGCCAAACGTCGTGCGCAACTGCGTATCACACAGCGTAAATACCCTAAACATCTGCCCTGTTTCCTCCTTTAACTCCGGTGGACGGTGTTTGCAGGTCTCACAATCACCGCTGCGCGCGGCAGCCATACATGCCGCGCACCCCTCAGCTCCGCCCCCGTAGTACCAGCGGGCGGCTTTTGCTATTTTTTTTCCTGCTCTACATCTTCAGCCGATGCATAGGCCGCAAGCTCCTTCGCCTTCTCAAACACGAAGTCCGTAATCGATACCTCACCAACCAGCGACGGGATGTTCATTACGCTCTTCTTGTTTTCCTTCGTTGGACTAAGCGCTGTCCCAGTTTCATCTCCGATGCCTCCGAAATCCTCAAGGAGATAATCAATTAAATCAGCCGTGATTTTGTCCTCGTCAAAGACCTCCGTTTTTTGCAGCTGGCGGCTCTGCGGGTCTTTTACCATCTCGTGTGACCTGTGCCGTTTGCGTATCTCTGCTATTACCTCGGCTGAGAGCGGCCTGATTTTGAGACTTATCGTTTCTCCGCGTATCTGAAAGTCAAACCATACCCCTACCGTATCTTTTGTGGCCTTCGCTATCCTTAACATGTGACTGCCTCCTAATCCCTTATTTCCAGCTTGCCCGCCCCAGCATCTGTAAACAGAATATCCCCCGTGAACTCGAGGGTTGCATAGTCTTCTTTTACGAACTCGACATCGCCAGACGGACTTAACGACACCTTGTATAGCTCAAGATTGATATTTCTGTCGTTTGCGATATCGTGCCCGACAAGCCGTATGAATACCTCGATTTTCTGATTCGTACTCAGGAATATGGTGTTGACCGTGGCGGCGCCATGTGAGTAGTCAACCTCGAGGCTCTGACCGTCTGTTATCGCCCCGCCTTGCACTGCAGCTATGCGGCCCAGGACATAGTCTATCTCGTAGTCCGTTGTCTTGGTGTATGTGAGTTTGCGGCATGTCCACACGGCCGTGCCGTCTGTAACCGTCTGACCTACTGTGGTTGGCCATACGGGTTCTGTGCTGTCTGATGTGCCTGGTGTTGTGCATTCGTAGCGATAGGCGTTTGGCGTTGTGGGTTTGGCATAATCGCCCAGTGCATAGACGGTCGCTGCCGACCATGGCGCCGGTGTTACCGCTGAGACTACCACGTCTGACGGCGTGGTCAGGATTTCCGACTTGGCAAGTTTTACGTATTTGCCTGCCCGTGCCGTTACCGCCTCGTTTGTTACAGTTCCGGCTGACTGAGCTACGGTTGCAGCGGCCCCCATGAACGCCAGCGCAAGGTTCGCAATGGAAAAGTCCGTCAATGTGAACTTCAGGCTCTGTTCATATTTCGTTATGATGCTCTTGATTGTCTTGCCGAAGTTTGAGCGCATCATCCCCTTCATGTCTTTTTTATCAACTTTAGCGGCATTGATGTTGAATACCCTGGCGTTGCCAGCCGACAGCTCTCCCGTCCTGTTGCCGCCTGCGTCAAGCACATCTATATACAAATCCCCTGACCCTATAAAACTTTCCTCGATATAGTCCACTGCTGCCTCCTTATTTAATAAGACCTTTCTCTTTCACTATATAATCCTGATACCGGTAGTGCTGCGCATAGGCACATATCCCGTCCGGCGTCATCATCTCAAGCGTCTCCTCTTCCCATTTGACCGTTATCCCATTAAACGCCAGGGCGTGTATCCTGTTCCTCGAGACCTCAAGCAGTGTGCGTACATCGACAGAGGCCTCTGCTTTCCCACGTGTGTTTTTTGCGATTACGTACACTGTGAAATAGACATCTACCTTTGTCTGTACCGCCCTTGTACCCTCTTCCGATTGTGCACGCGCACCGCCGTACACAATCAACGCAGCGGGCAAGCGTGTTGACCCTGCCAGGTCTTCTATTGTGCCCTCGTATGATTCCACCGTCCGAAGCTCAGGGATTGTCGATAGCGCCTCTTTCAGCTTGCCTTCGACAATTAATATGTCCTGCATTACAAATCCCTCATATTTTTGCGTGTGAATACCCTGTCGTTTGCGGGCTTGTTAGACCCGGCATTTGCGATTGGTTTAACCTCGTCTATGCCAAGTGTGGCCGTCCCTCTTGCTATATCCTTAAGGAGCGATAACGCATATTCGTAGGCGTTTTTACGTTTTTCTGGGATTGCCAATCCCGACCGCTCATATAACCGGTATAGCGCAATCGACACGGAGATGGTTTTAACCGCTTCCGGCGCTTGACTTAAAGGAACGCTATACCGTACCCCGATATACACATCTATTGTCGAGTCTGCCTGCGCTATGACCGCCTCTACACGAGCAGTGTTTATCGCCCCAGTGTCTTCGTCATCCGAGAGGTTGATTAACTCCTCATCCGTTATGACGGCCTGTATGTCTGAGATTGCGCAGTACATCTCTTATAACCAGGACACTACAAGTAGTTCTGCCGTGTTTCTCCACGTGTTTGTCGCCCCTGCGGCGTTCATTTCGTTTAACATTAATGCCCTAGCCTCTCCTTCCTGTGACGGTGAGACTACTAACAGCCCCGGATTGACGCCAAGCGGACGACCGCTGTCGTCTTTGAATTGGAGCATCGCTGCCCTGGCCGCAGCGTAGTTTGTCGCATCAAGGCTTTGCTTTGAACAATATGCCAACTGCCACAGCCCAAACCCCGCATTGTCACGCCTGCGTGCCCCGTAAAAGTATTCATTCCGCATGAAGACATTTACATCCTCAGGCCTATCCAGGGCAACGAACTCCGTCTCCTCCCGCACCTGAAACACCAGCGGCTTTATCGATCTCGATACATCCAGCAGATACCACGCCGTGCCTGCGCCGCCGCCATAATTGCTTACCGAAGCACTCCCCACCGGATGGTCGTCGTCAAAGAAGTTCTTGCCGTCATAACACGCTGTTGTCAGTCCCTTTGGTAATAACCCAAAAACAAGCTCATCTGGATGGGTCGCTGCTGTTCGCCCAAGGTCGCTGATCACTGGATTGAATATCCCCAGCGTGTTGTCCTTTATGTTGTTGGCATTTACCGCAATCGTCATCTCCCACTGAAGATTCTTGATGCTGTAGTCATGCGTTTTCAGGTTATGAATAAACCGTTCGCCAACCCACTCCCGCATCTTGGGCAGCACTCCCATCCAGGCGTATTTCTCCTCCGACGTATTCGACGGCACAGTCATCGCCACTCGTTGGTATTGAGGCGGTACGGAGTCGAAGGCCTGCTGGAATATCGTATTAAACCCCTGATATAACGCCCCTAATGTAGCTTGATTCAATTCCATAGTCTATACCCCCTTATGAAAAACTGACCCAGACACCGTCGGCATCCACGTCGAATATTTTTCCCGCTGCCGAGCGGGTGTTTAAACCGTTTGTCTTTGCTACTGTTTGGTCATCGACGATGTAACAATCGTTTCCAATTTCTGCCATCGTTATCTCGTCTGCCCCTGCGAAATTTTCAAACCGAAATGCACCATCCTTGCGTAGATTCACGATTTCGTCTCCGTTTTGACCGTTTACGTTGTCCACATTCTCCTCGGACATCCCAATGCCCTTAAGTGTCGTCGATGTCGCACCGGGCGCTGCATAGCCGTTTGCATCGAGAGCCACCAGAGAGCCTTTATAAATCTTTTTCCCCGTGGCAACGCCTAACGCTATACTTTTCCCATCGCGTCGTAATGTATCTCTATCCTTTGTCAATGCCGCCATTTATGCCTCCTTTGCCCCTGCGTATTTGTTGTATGTTGCCTCTGATATGCCGAGCATCTTGTTTACCATCTTTTGTGTTTCATCTATGCCTGTTGGCTTTGTCGTGTCTCCTGCGATTTCACCGGTTACTATCACCGGAAGCGCTTTCGCTGCAAAGACTTTAAACCCTTCGGCATCGCGCACTGCGTAGTCCTTTGCCCAGTCCTTCTGCGCCGGGGTGAGCTTGCCTTCTTTCATCGCCATTGCAACGAGTTCATCTGCCTCCTTTGCGTTTAGTTTGCCTTCCAGCTCCTTGACCCTTCCAATTAGACCTGTAATCGATGTATCCGCCTGTTTCATCGCCATAATCGTCCCAACTACTTCTGATTGTGACGAGCCTTCCTTCAGCCCCAATGCCGCCAATACATCATTGTTCGCTATAACCTGTGTTTGCCCTTTCAGGTCTTCTACAGCCTTTAAAATCTCCCGTTCTGTTGCGGCTTCTGGTAGTCCCAACACCGCCGATACCTTTTCCATCTTTCTTGCCTCCTCGTTTTTGGTGTCGCCGACACCTTTGTTTACGATTGGAACCATACCATCGATATTTGGCTGGTTCGTCAACGCCACGTTTAACAAATTCACTACCTTTGCGTCCGACACCCGAACCACAAAGACCGGTGAAACGTACCGGTATTCGCGATTGCCGAGATACTGCACAGCACGTGCCGTCCACTCCACCCGTGCCCAGATTCCCTCTGAACCCTTATATATCAACTCCTTAATCCAACCTGCCGCCGGGGCCTCAGCACCACTCATTGTCTGGTGTTCGTAGTCTATTACCATGTCGTTTTGACGGGAGTTAAATGCCTCGATTACAAGGGCTGCGGACTCCTCATCGCACAGAAAGGCGCCCTTTGGCGTCTCGTGATAGCCATACGGGATTACCTGTATCTCCAACGGTATGTCAGGGTCAAGCGTGTTTATCATCGTAATCCTTTTTGTCATTTTCTCAGCCACCTCTTTAGTAATTCTTCTATTGCAGCAAAGTCCTCATCTTGTGCCATCATAAACGGACGGGGCGGGATGTTTATGCGCGCCTGTCTTGAGTGCGCGCTGACTGCAACGCTGCGCACTCTGCCTGAGCGGTCTGTCATTCTTCGCGTGTGCCGATTTACCGATTGCGTAACCACGCCGGAGAATCCAAACTGGTGAACTCCGGCATATTTAACATTCGTGCCTATCTCTACCCTGTTGTTATAAGCCTTGCGATGAAAAAGAGTACTCAAATCCCCATGCAGAATAAGCGTCTTGTCTTCGGGATTCTTCCTCAGCTTCATGCTTGGCCTCCACTTCGGCCTGCCGCTGACCTCGAAGTTCTTCTTCACAGACGCTACCATCAGCTCCCCGATTTGCTTCATTACCGGCGTCAGGTCGCCTATTTTGGCCTGTAAATCGCTTATCAGCCCAGAAAGCCCCTTATCCTCTAACCCTACCGTTATTGTCACGCCCATTGACATGCCCCACAATTTTTTGTATTATTAATAAAGGGGTTGACAACTGGAAAGCCGCCGTGGCCAGTTGGACACGTTCTTTCACCGGAGCCTGCCCTATGAGGGATGTGGCGCCCCTCCAACCCCTTATAAAATCCCTTTGATGATCTCATACCTGCCTGCTTTTAACTTTAATACTTCTACCTTACCTGCCGTAACAACTATATTCACCGGCTCTGGGACTCCTTTCAGCTTATAATTTATTCGCACCACGGTCTTAATTTTCTTGTCATCACTGGATACCACATACAACAGCGCATTATCCTCTTTATCCCATAATACGGCCTCATAGCCGCTTATGTAGTCCGGTAACTGCTTTAGCTCGTCAAGGCTTACAGCTGCACCACGTTCAACTTTGGCGTCTCTAATCGTGTGCAGAATTCCTTTATCGTTCATAATAATCACAGGGGTTGCCAGGTCAATGCCCTTGTCCTTTGTGAAGTTCAACACGTCTTGATCTATCCAGCCCACCGTGATGGCGTCTCCGATGCTCTTTTTTAGTTCAATAATGCTGTCTACCCAAGTTGCAAAGCGATCTTTGTAAATACCAGCCTTAGACATCGTATCGAGAAATGCCCCTGAATACTGTGTCTTGCCAGCTTTCTCCCAAGCGTATGTGTCCGCCTTCCAGGGCGCAGCGCCAGGATTATAGTCCCAGCCCGGGTCTATGCCCACCGGTACTTGCATTACCTCGCCAGTCTTCGGATTTGTCCAGGTGTATGTCTCCGTTGACGGCTCAGGACTTACCCTTAGCCCGTCTCTGTCCATTTCCCATTTCGACAGCGACGTTACATCACAGCGGCAGAGCCAGCCGTTAGGGGGGAAGTGTGTTTTCCACCACTGATGATCCCAGGGTAATATAGTGCCGTGCCATTTCCTGTGTGACGGTCTGACGCGGCTGTCCATTTTTGATACGTACCGCCAGTACGGGCGCTCACTCACCACATCAGGGTCTGTCATCTGCCTGTATCTGCCAGCCATGTATGCTGATTGGACGTTGGCGTGATATATTGTATTGAGCCTGTGAGGTGAGCCTAACTGCACTTTTTTGACGCCGGACTCGTCGGCAACCTCTATCTGCCCCCACCAGCCCTTTGCCTGCAATATTGGCGTCAACTGTTTCTTGACCTCCTCGCGCGTCATGCCTTTTGCTATCGCATCGTCAACCGCACCCCTGATGTCCTCAAGAACGTCTATCTTTACGCACTTGGCAACTGTGAAGGCGCTTGCGTGCGCATCATGCATCATTTCATGCCAATCCCATGTGACGGCATAGCCCTTCTGACGAAAGTATGCTATCGCATCGTCAAACGGCATCGGCTTCAACTGTACGCTCATTCGCCTGCCCCCCCTGACCACTTGGTAAGCCTTCCCCATACTGCGGCTGTGAACATGCTTTCGGACAAGGTCTTCTGAAGCGCTGCGTCATCCAGTGAGCCGAATGCGCCGGACAGTCTTGCCTTCGCCTCTTCAAGGCTTGCCGAACCGTCTATTATCTCTGTAATCGGGTCTGTCAGACCCTTCATCTGTCCTTCCCAATTTGCCGCCGATGCTTGTCTCAAATCCTCGATGGCTTGCTGCTCCGGCGTGTATTCGTCGGCGGTGTTTAGCATTAGTTTGTTGGCGGGTAGTGTGGTATCGGGCAGCTTTGCGTTAGCGGTGGTGGAGCTTTTCAATGTTGGTTCATCTTCCTCCGGCGCTGGGATGCCGAATCTTTCGTGGATGTGGCTTACTCCGATGTCCGTAAATCCTATGCCGGTTAATGCGCTGTAGACCTTTGCTGTCTTCTCAAGGTCTTCCTGCCGCTCATAGTGGAACTTGAACTGGGGAACCCCGGCGTCCAGGCCATAATTATATAAGACCCACGGGGTCAGGATGTACGTCTTTATCGTCTTGGCAAGCGCTTTAGCGTCCGCCTCGAGGATGTCCCTGCGCACCTCTTTTGCCTCGTCCTCAGACCCTAATTTACCCGGCGTCCCCTCAGATGACCCCGTGTGCCCCAGTACCAGCTTGGATATTGACTTGTCGCACATTGCGATAAACTCACTGAAGGATTTCGTATCGCTGCGGAGTTTCGACTCTAACAGCTCGATTGTTGTCGAATCCGATATCACCGCCGCCGCATCTACGCCGAGGTTAAAGACGGCCTCTTTAAGAACGTCTATCTCTTCTTTGGTTGCCCCTGTTTTATACTTCCCCATGCGCATTGGCACTGAAAACAACTCGTTAAACACAACCCAGTCCTTTATCGCATAACTCTTAAACAGGTATATATACGCGCACGAACGTAAAAGCCCCGCACGCGGCGTTATCACCGCACGATTTTCATACCTGTGCAGGACAAACTTGTTTAATACCAGCTCCTCTCCCCACACCGGTTCAGCCGCCGTCAACAGCCGCGGGATGGACAGGATTGCGTCCTTAGAGTTAAATGTAAAGCGCCCCTGGCTTATGCGTTTCAACTCCCGTATCCACACACTGCCGCCCGCGATTTCCCACATTATCTCGTGAACCGAAAAGCCCTTCCCAATGGCGTCCATCATTCCTAATAGCGCGCCCTCTAAGTTTCCGATATACCGGAGCATCTCACCGGCTGCCGCCGCTGTCTTTTTGTCTTGCCTTGAGACCGCTGCTGGCAGGACTTCCCACTCTAACCCCGCCACCTGAAGGCTGCGCGTTTGCAGCGTTGATGCAATTTGCGTGTCTTTTTCCTGCATCTCCTCCATCAACTCCATCAGCCGCATGATATTCCCCTGGTCGGCCTCTCTGAGTATTCTCACCAATCTCTCAGGCGTCAGCCCCGACGATGGATATGTGTTGTACCGGCTGCGCACTGACGCAACGGCGATTTCACTAAGCAGCGGCTTCCCGCTAACAGGCATGGCCATATAATACCCCCGTAAACCGGTTTATAAACCGTTTATAAACTGCGATTGCGGTCAGCTTGAATTTATAACCCCCTTAACGATAAGTCCTGTTTTCGCGACTGTACGCTGACCTCTCGGTCTTTTTTTCGGAATTGGTCTCCCAGCCTCGATAATCCGGTATGTTTGCGCCTGTGATTTGTTTATTATCGCAGCTATCTCCGGTATCTTTATTCCGGCGTATATCATTGCAGCTATGGCCCGCAGGGTGACATCCTGGATTGCCGTTATCTTGTCCATATCTATTTTCTTGCGTTTTTCTATCCCATCTCTAATCTCATTAAGTACTTCTTTGTAGTCGCGGTTTATATGAATTGCTAATTCGTCCGTTACCGCTACGGTATACTCCGTTGGGACAAGCTCCTTCTCAACATGGATACAGGTCTCTTCGCAGGTTATATATTTTCGACATGCGGTACATTCTACTATTGATCTGCTCACATTGCCACCCGCTTTCTGCACTACATTCCCTCGCAGATCATTGTTACCTCTGGAGCTGTCCCTCCTGCGATATTAACAATCTTACCTCTTACATATTTAACCGGGCTACCGTTAACTGTAACGAATCTATCTGTCTTCGCATTTATGACATTATTAAATGGAGCCTCAAAATGCGTACCATCAACGCTGCCCAATAACGACACCGTCAAATTATCCGGATTGCCTGTGTAATTCACCTGACACGTCCAATCCTTTAGCGGTTTAATAAGCCGTATTGCTTTCCCCTCACCGGCAGTTGTCATATTTTCAAACATTATGAACTGCTCCGCTGCTGCTGCTCCGGCGAATACCACGATAGCCATTACTACGATTAGTTTATTCAGCTCGTTCATTGCCGCCTCCGTTTAGTCATTACATTTTATATCCAGAGATGCCGTGCCGTCGTCATACAGCACTTCTGCCGTGCAGTTGTCGTTTATCTTGATCGTCGTTCCTATCGTCCCAACAAAACAGCCACTCATCAGTACGCTGCACGCAAGCATCACGAAAATTCTTTTCATATCCTACCCCCCATTCAATAAGCAGTTTTTTTGCTGGCAAACACCGTCTGCCGTCTTTGTACACTTTCATACCTTATAGCCCCTGTGCCCGATTCTATCAGTGACTTCAACATCTCCAGGGCATCCAGCCCGTCGTCGTGGTCAGCCATCGGGTAGTGCTTGAGCTGGTTGACCAGCACTATCTGATTCCGCCGGAAGCGTATCCAGCCGTTTTTTATCCAGGGTTGCAGCGTCTGGATGCGCAGGCGCTTGTCCGTGCTTGGCTTTATCTCGATGACGTTTAGTGTAAGGCTGCGTCTGTGGGCCTCTTGTTCAAGTGTGTTGGAGAAGAACTCCTGAAACGCGATCGTCTCCACTCCGAAGCCCTGAAACCGCTCCCTGTTATGATATGACAGGATATCCTCAATAATCTTATCGGGGTGGCGTCTGTCAATGTCTGCAATCGTGATGTATATAACCCCGCTTTTAATCCGTCCGCCAACGATAGCACTTGGGTCATGCCGTTTTGACCTCTTCCCCATCGATGGATCAACCACGCCAAACACAGGCACATCCTTTGGTTCCTCCTCATCATCGTAATACTGAATCCAGCCCTCCTGAAACAGGCAATCATCAGGATTGACAGGCTCGTTCTGCTTTTCCGAATCGAAATACGCAGGGCCTTCCGCCACGCGCATTTTCATCAGGTAGTAATAGTCCTCGACCTCCGGCCACAGCACCTCGGCACCTTCAAGCATTTCGGTCCTGTATGTCCTGAAATATGCGTCAGCCATTGACTCGGACGTTCGTTTGTCTTCGGTAACGTCGGTAAAGATTCTCTCCCAGTACTCCCAGCGCTTAGATGTCGAGTACCTCAAAACTGATTTGAATTCTGTCCCTGCCAGCCGGGCTTTCTCAATAGATTCGCAAGTAGACCGTCGTAGTGCAATATCGTCCCTATCACGATATACACCGTGTCTTTCTGGCCTATCTTCGTCAATGCCTTGAATTACCTCTTTGAGTATTGGACTCAGACGCTTGCCGCAGATACAGTCCATTATGTACCATGTCTTTTTCAGCGCTGACAATACCTTCTCATCATAGTCGCTCCTTCTCTTTGATCCGGCCTTACATCTATTACTGTATTTTTCCTCGCTGATACCACTATTTTCCTCCCATGCTGCCTCACTGGCGTAACATCTGTCATACCCTGTAGATTCAGTAAACTCATTCAGGATTGCACCTTTTCGCTTCTTTCTCGCTTTCTGATACCTTTCTGCTGCCACCTTTGTTATTGTCTGCTTTTCTTTCATCGTTAACCTCATCTCTTCCTCCCAGTTCTCTTGACTGAGAGTTTTTATC